CTCATCAGGTAGAGGCGGCACATTCACACCAGCACGGGGGTTGGGTAAGTGTATGGTAGAAGATTTGGAAGGGGTGATCGCCCGTGCTAAGTTACAGTATAAGAGAGATCGCAGAGCGATGATTCGTGGAGGCAGTGCTACCTAACCCCGTTCGTTCGTGTATTGGCAGTGCCCCCGTGATCGGGGGTTCGCCCCCCGCCCCCGTTTAAAAACGCCTAACTACCCTAACCTACAAAGTGTTACGAAAGCGAGAACAATATTCCATAAGACTTCAATTTTTTTTCCGCATATCAAAACGCCCTCACAGGGTTGACTTGCAAAATATTCCATGATGATATATAATGCAAAAAGAGAATACTTGTAATGCAAAAAAATAATCCAGAAGATATTCGCCCCTTAGAGGTTGATTCAGTAACTGGAGAATATTATGTAAGGATTCCTGAATGGGTAGTTAATGATCAAGGATGGTATGAAGATACTGAATTAAATTTTAAAACAGACGGTAAAGAACTTATTATTAAAGAACAATGAGTAACACATATCACATATACTTAAGAGGTGAAGTTCTTTTTAAAGACTTAGATGAGTATGAATTTAAAATAATATGGGATAGAATATACAAATCATACTATAAGGATGAGATAGAATATGAAGAGATTGAATATACAACAGATCAAGAAAAAGATTTACTACAGGATGCTTCTTATTAAATGAGATATAAAATTACTGATGATTATCTTGATGAGAAGTATATTTCACATTTAGAGAAAAGAATACTACAAAGTGGACCAGAGTTTCAATGGATCTTTCAGGAACAGGTTGCTCACGGATATGAAGATGCAGATGATCCATTCTATTTTGTTCATGAAGTGTATAATCATTACTTTCCTCAGAGTGCTATGCACGAGGAGTTAAATCATCTCTATAATATGTTAGATGTTCGTGCATTAATTAGATGTCGTATTATAATGTATGTAAATCAAGGAAGACAAATTATTCATGCACCACACGTAGATTTTGGTTATGATCATAAAGCAGCATTACTTTATATGAATGATTGCAATGGTTATACGTTAATGTCTAATTCCGATTGGGATGCAGATAATGATTCTACATTTGCAGATGATAATGGTCAGAAGATTGATGTTATTGATTATATGAAAGATACAATCTTTACGAATGAAGAGAAGGTAATGAGTAAAAGGAATCGATTACTTATACATGATGGTTCTAGACCTCATTGTAGTACCACTTGCACAGATGAAAAGAAAAGATATCTGATTGCATTAAATTACTTTTAAGTTTAAACCTATGAAAAATATTACACCAGAACCTCTAAAACACGTAGAACAAATAGAAACTTTTTCAGAACCTCCTATAAGAGTATATGAGTATGGTGGAGAGATACAACCCATACTTGAGTTTTTAAGTAAAGAGAAGTTTGTGCATTCTAATGGTAATGTAAAATCAGAGAATGTATGGTTATTTGAAGAACCTATATTTGCAGATTTAAAGGAGTTTTGTTTACAAGCTTGTCAAGAGTATGCAAAGGATATTACTGATACTGAGCAAGAGTTAGAGATACAACAGTCATGGGCAAATGTAAATGAGCCTGGTATGATGAATCCACAGCATTGGCATAGTAATAGTTTTCTGAGTGGAACGTTCTACTTAATATCAGCACAGGAAAAAGGTGCTCCGATTGTATTCAGTACTCGTAGTAGGAATTTCTCTTTATACCTAGAACCAACAGAAAGATATGAACCTACTGATCAAGTAGAGCATAATAAGTATATGGCATCGGCAGTAAATGTTGCGTCTGTTCCTGGTTCCTTAGTAGTGTTTTCTTCTTTAATGCCACATCAAGTACCTGGAAATGAATCAGATTCAGTAAGAATTAGTTTATCGTTTAATACTTTCCCTAAACGTCCTTTTGGGTATGATACCGACCTAAACTCAGTCAAATATTTTAGTTGACTTTTGCTATATAATCGCATATAATATAAGAGTAATTACAACATAATAATGTCAAAAGGATTTACGGTAAAAGCGAAATCTCCTGTTGTCAAGAAAGAACCTGAATGGGACTACGATAAAGCAAGGGAGATGATAAAGGGTAAGACAGTAGTATTCTGCTTACCAGGAAGAGGAGTATCATATGCATTTTTAAAGAGTTTTGTTCAACTATGCTTTGATCTGGTTCAAAATGGAGCAAGTATCCAAATCTCTCAGGATTACTCATCAATGGTCAACTTTGCACGGTGTAAGTGCTTAGGTGCTAATGTTCTTCGAGGACCTGATCAGAAACCTTGGGACGGACAGTTAAAGTATGATTACCAACTATGGATCGATAGCGATATTGTATTCAACTCTGAGAAGTTCTGGCAGATCGTTTTGATGGATAAAGACATTGCATCTGGTTGGTATTGCACTGAGGATGGTAAGACTACTTCAGTTGCTCATTGGATGGAAGAAGATGATTTCCGTTCTAATGGTGGTGTTATGAATCACGAAACCCTCGAAAGCATCTCGAAAAGAAAGAAACCATTTACGGTAGATTACACTGGTTTCGGTTGGACACTGATTAAGAATGGTGTGTTTGAGCACGATGAAATGAAGTATCCTTGGTTTGCTCCTAAGATGCAAGTCTTTGAGTCTGGTGAAGTTCAAGATATGTGTGGTGAGGACGTTTCGTTCTGCTTAGATGCGAAAGAGGCTGGTTTTGAGATATGGTGTGATCCTCGTGTAAGAGTTGGTCATGAAAAACAAAGAGTTATATAATATCTTTGAGGGTGATAAACTTCTCTTTGAGAACCTCACCCAAGATGAATACTTTAATGTTATGGAGGACCTTGCATATGAATTTTATGACAATGGTTCTCATAACCCTCAAGATTTAAGAACTGAAATTAAAGCAAATTAATTATGGCAAAATTCAAGCAAAGTTTAATTGGAACTACATTTGTAGAGTCAACACCGAAAAAAACTCGTCAAGGCAAGGGTAAACATTCAAAATATGCCGCTTCGTCTCGAAATAAAGCACCTAAGAGATATAGAGGACAAGGAAGATGAATCAAGAACCTAAACTTCTAGGTCTTAAACATCATTCAAACTTTATATCGGAATATCTATTCGACCCAAATGATCTAAATTTGGGTCATTTTATTGACTACTTTGAAAAGATACATTCAAATGGAGTTCATATGCCTCGCAACATAAGAGGTGTAAAAGATACTCAAGTTTTTATGAGTGAGATACTTGCTGGTTGTTTTCCTGGTGTAGATGATATAACTGCTGAGAGAACTGGTGTAATTTATGGGCAATTCCAAGAATTATCTAAAATTGCTATCGTAGAATACTTCAAACAATACGAAATTCTTCAGACAAAGAAGATTGAACATAAACTTTTGAAACTACAACGCACAAAACCGTGTGAGGGGTTCCATTCTTGGCATGCTGATCAAGGTCCAAGCAATCCATATCGACAATTAGTCACATTGTTATATTTGAATGATGATTTTGAAGGAGGAGAGACAGAATTTATACATCAAAACGTAAGAATTAAGCCTCAAGCAGGAAAATACGTGATTTTTCCGACTTCATGGACGCATACACACCGTGGAAACCCTCCAATTGGTGGAAATAAGTATATTTTAACCTCTTGGGTAGAGGAATTTTCGGATTCTGCGTCGAAATAAAATAATTCGTAAAAATTGGTATAAATAAAAAGATATAATACTAAATAAACCGTTCTGATGGCAATCGAACGCACATCTCAAGCATTTAAAGACATAAGTTTTGCTTTCAAACCACATCCTGTGACGAAAGACCTACCTGTGTTGTTGAATGAACGTGCAATTATACGTTCTGTGAGGAATTTGGTGGAGACAATCCCCTCAGAGAGGTTTTTTCAGTCTGATATTGGAACTGATATAAGGGCAAGTTTGTTTGAAAACTACTACCCTACCATGAAGAAGGTGATTCAAAACCAAATTATTGAAACAGTTGAGCGATATGAACCTAGAGTTGCAAATTTAGAAGTTCAAATCGATGCTGCTATGGACGACAATGCATTTGAAGTAACTGTATTGTTTGAAATAGTAGGATTAGAAGTTCCGATACAATCATTTTCCTTCTTATTAGAACCAACAAGATAATAATATGCCTTTTACTCAATTTACAAGTTTAGATTTTGATCAGATTAAAGCCCAAATAAGGGATTATCTTCGTGCAAACAGCAATTTTACTGATTTTAACTTTGAGGGTTCTAACTTTTCGATTTTAATTGATACTTTAGCATATAACACCTACATTAATGCCTTTAATGCAAACCTAGTTGTAAACGAATCCTTCTTAGATTCAGCAACTGTAAGAGAAAATGTGGTTTCTTTGGCAAGAAATATAGGTTATGTACCCCGTTCAAAAACTGCTGCAAAGAGTTCTGTTCACTTTGATGTAGAAACTAACTCAACTGCACAAACACTGCACTTAAAACCTGGTTTAGTATGCACTGGAGCAGCAAATAACACTACATTTAGGTTCTCTACTACTGAGAGTATATCCGCAGCAATTAAAAATGGTGTTGCTTCTTTTGGTTCTGCAAGTGAACCTATTGAAATACTACAAGGAACATTCCTAGAAACAAGATTTGTAGCAAACAATAACGCAGATCAAAGATTTATACTTGCAAACCCAAATATTGATACATCTACAATTTCAGTATATGTTGCTGGAATATCAGATACTGGTATTGGAAGACAATATAAAATGATTGATAATATCCTGAATCTTAATAAAGACTCTGAAGTTTTCTTTGTTCAAGAGATTCAAGATGAAAATTTTGAAATATTGTTTGGTGATGGTTATTTTGGTAAAAAATTAGAAAATAATTCAATTATCACAGTTCGATATATCGTAACTGATGGTGAAGATGGTAATGGTGCTTCAGCATTCAGTTTTCAAGGAGTTTTTAAAGATAGAGATCCTGATGATGTAGGTGCATCTACAGTTATTCCTGACAGTGGAATCTCAGTAAACACCATTAATAGTGCCTCAAATGGTGCTGAATTGGAAGATGTATCCTCTATTAAGTATTTTGCACCTAGAATCTATTCATCGCAGTATAGGGCGGTTACACCAAGGGATTATGAGGCAATAATACAGTCAATTTATCCCAAAACAGAATCTGTTGCTGTTGTTGGGGGTGAAGAACTAACTCCACCTAAGTTTGGACAAGTTCAAATTAGTATCAAACCTAAAAATGGAACATATGTTTCTGATTTTGATAAACAGCAGATAAAAAACAAGTTAAAAAGTTATGCAATCGCTGGAATTAACTCAGAAATTGTAGATCTTAAGATTTTGTATGTTGAATGTGATTCAACCATTTATTATAACACTGCACAAACAAATAATGCGGATGATTTGAGAACAAGGATTACCAATGCTCTTACAACTTACTCTAATACAGTAGATATTAATAAGTTTGGTGGTAGGTTTAAGTATAGTAAGGTTTTGCAGTTAATTGATAGAGTTGATACTGCAATTACATCTAATATTACTACTTTAAAGATTAGAAGAGATCTAAAAGTTCTAATAAATCAATTTGCACAGTATGAATTATGCTTTGGTAATAGATTTCATGTTAATCCTCAAGGTTTTAATATTAAGAGCACTGGATTTAATATAAGTGGTTCAAATGATGTTGTATATTTAACTGATGTTCCAAATAAAAAGGAAGATGGAACATTAGATGGTAGTGGAAAGGGTATTTTGAGTGTAATTTCAAGAAACCAAAAAGATGAATTGAATGTTATTGCAAAATCTGCAGGAACAGTTGATTACATGAAGGGTGAAATTATCTTAAATACGTTAAATATAACAGGAACTTCAGCAAATAATGATTTGATTGAAATTCAAGCGTTCCCAGAGTCAAATGATGTGGTTGGATTGAAGGATTTATACTTAGTTTTCAGCGTTGGAGATAGTCGGATAAATATGGTTAAAGATGTAATAGCATCGGGAGAAGACGTTTCAGGCGTTGTATTTACTAGAGACTATTACACATCAAGTTACGCCAATGGAGACCTAGAGAGAAAATAAATGAGTATAGGAATTGATAAGAGAATTCAAGTCAACAGAATTATTGAGAGTCAGATACCTGAATTTTTAAGGTCTGATTTTCCTAATGTAACTGAATTTTTTAAACAATATTACCGTTCTCAAGAATTTCAAGGAGGTCCTACCGATCTAATTGAAAATTTAGATCAGTATTTAAAATCAGATAACTTAGTTCCTGAAGTTATTCATGGAACAACTTCATTATTATCAGCAATTACAGCATCTGATACAACTATTACTGTTGCATCTACAAAGGGATTTCCTGATGAATACGGTCTTTTAAAGATTGGTGATGAAATTATTACCTATACGGGTAAAACTGATACATCATTTACTGGATGTGTTCGTGGATTTAGTGGTGTAAGTGGATATAATGTTGGAATATCTTCCTCATTAGATAATGTTAATAAAGAAGGTTTATTATTTGAAAGTACTAGAGCAAATGCTCATGTTGTTAGTAGTGTTGTTAATAACCTAAGTGTCTTATTTTTACAGGAATTCTATACAAAATTAAAGAAAACATTTCTACCTGGATTAGAAAACAATGATTTTGCAGAAGGTATTGATGTTGGCAACTTTATAAAGAATGCAAGATCTTTCTACCAATCAAAAGGTATTGAAGAATCTATAAGAATATTATTAAAATTATTATTTGGTGTAGATGCTAAAATATTAGATCTTGAAGAACAATTACTTAAACCATCTACTTCCGAATTTATAAGAAGAGAAGTTATTATTGCGGAAGTAATTAATGGAGATCCATCTAAATTAGTTGGTCAGACCATTACAAAATCAACAGATTCTAGAACTAATGCATCAGTTTCGGAAGTTGAGATATTAACTAGGGAAAATAAAATATACTACCAACTTTCTTTATTTGTTGGATTTAATGATAGAGATTTAATTGAAGGAACATTTACAATACCAGGTAAAACAAAGGCATTGGAACCTTCTACAGTCGGTTCTTCCGTGCTTTCTGTTGATTCTACTGTTGGATTCGCTAAAACTGGTTATGTATTATGTGGAATTAATTCAGTTACATATGGTTCAAAATCAGTTAACCAATTCTTTGACTGCACTGGTATCGTAGAAGATATTGCAACTGGATCTGATGTAAGATCTGATGAGTTTATCTTTGGGTATGAAGATGGTGATTTAACCAAGAAAGTTGATTTAAGGATTACTGGAGTTCTTTCAGAATTTAAAACTGTTTCTGATATTTCTTTAGTTTCACCTGGCGAGAAAGTTTTTGTTAAAAATGTAGGAGAATCTATACCAAATCCAGATTTTAATAAAACTTATAAAGAAATATTTGCAAATTCATGGATATACAATACTAGCTGTAGATATGAGATTTCTGAAATTTCTGGTTCTAGTATTACAGTATCCAGTAAAGTAGATAAGTCTAGTGTAAAGGTTGGAGATATTGTTGAAATACTACAAAGAAACTCTGAAACAGTTGTAGCACCATTTGCAGAAGTTACTGATATTAATGCTACTAAAACTGTATTAACAGTATCTGGTATATCAGCATTTACTCCAGTAACTGGTTTATATTATGATTTAAGGAGAAAATTAAACAAAGCATCTACTAATGGTATAGGAATAAAGGAAGGAAATTCAAAAATATTATCAGATGTATCTAATGTTTATATTGATGGTACAACAGATGCATATGTTGCATCTAATTCATTACCATCCTATGAATTAGATTCTACAGTTAGAAGAATTTCTGTTGGAATATCATCAGCACTTCCAAATCTTCCTATAGATTCTTTTGATGTTGATCTTCAAACATATAATTGCATTCAGTTTGATAATTCAGACTTTAGATTAATTACAGGTGATGCTGTAGTATACTCTTCTGATGATGCATTGGAAGGGTTAACCAATGGTGATCTTTATTATCTTGAAAAATTAGATACTGCATCAAATGTTGGTTTTACTACCGTTAGATTATACAAATCAAGAGGACAGATCGGTACTCCAGATAATGCAGTAAGATTTAAATCTCAAACTACATCTAATACCCACACACTTACAAGAGCAGATCATTATAATAGAGATTTATCTGCAAATAAAATATTAAGAAAGTATTCATTAACTCAAAATTTATACGTATCTGGTACAGATGAAACTCCTGTTGGTGGAGTTGGTATGTTAATTAATGGTGTTCAGATAGAAACACCAATATCTTCAGACTACATTTACTATGGACCAGTTGATAGTGTAGATGTTTATAATAGTGGTGATGGATATGATGTTATAAATCCACCAAAAATAGATGTTGATCCAAGTAATAATGGTGGAATAGATGCAATAGTTGAACCAATTATAGAAGGAAGTGTTAAAGAGGTTATAGTTGATCCTCATGATTTTGATATTGATGATGTAAAATCTATTGCATTAACTGGTGGAAATGGTGATGGTTGTGTATTAGAACCAGTTATAGGTATTAGATTTAGAGAAGTTGAATTTGACAGTAGAGATATTTTCTTCTCAGGTGGTTTATCTATTGAAGATGAAACAATTACCTTTAAAAAAGAACATTTTTTAACTACTGGAGAAGTTGTTTATTACAATAGTAATGGTAATTCTGAAATTGGAACTGGACCTTTTGGAGATGTTGGAAATACTGCTACTGGAAAATTAGCAACAGGAGCACCATATGCTGTTAGTTTTGTAAACTCAAAGACTGTTAGATTGCATAATACAAGTGATGAAGCAATAGCAGGTATTAATACAATTGGTATTTCAACCGCAACTAATGCTAGTGGTATTCATAAGTTTAGAACAATATCTAAGAAAACATTACAATCAGTTAAAGTATTAAATTCTGGTTCTGGATATCAATATAGAAAATTAGAGATTCAACCAGTAAATATATCAACTGGATTTGCAAGAATAGATTTTAATAATCACGGATTTAAAGATGGAGATCTTATTGAATATTCCACAACAGGCACTGTAATTGGTGGATTAGATATTACACATTCTTATCATGTATTAAAAATTAACAATCATTCATTCAGATTATCTGATGCTGGATTAAAAGAATCACCATCAAATGTAAATTATACTAGAGGTGAATATGTTGGTTTAGATTCAGTAGGAATAGGAACTCAGATATTTAAATATCCAGATATTAAAGTTACTGCTGATGTAACATTCCCATCTACAGTTACTGGAACATTTAATTTCACTCCAATTGTTACTGGTGGCATAATTGATACTTACACTTATGAGAAGGGAACAAAATATGGATCAACTATCTTAAATCACCAACAAAATCCTTCAATAAAGGTTAAAAATGGTGAAAATGGTGTGGTAAGTGCATCCATAGTTGATGGTAAAGTAGCTGCTGTTCAAGTTTTGAACAGAGGTAAGAATTATTTCTCTCTTCCTGAGATTAAGATAGAAGCAACTGGTATAACAACTACTGGTGTTTATGGAAGTGGTGCTATTTTAAAGCCAGTTGTTGATGCAAGTGGTAAATTACAAGAAGTAAAGGTTATTAATTCTGGTATTGGATATACTGCATCTCAAGTTTCTCTTAGTGTTAAATCTAGAGGATTGAATGCAATATTTGAACCAAGAGTTAGAAAATTAACTATTGATAACAATTTTAGACATGGTAATTATAATTTAAGTTCAGAGGATAGTGATTTACATTTAAGTGTTCATGGATATTCTTCAGATATTGCTGGTGAATTTAAGGATGATGGTTCAAAACATTCTCCAATTATTGGTTGGGCATATGATGGAAATCCAATTTATGGACCATACGGATATACCAATAATACGCAATTAGGTCCTTCTGTTGGGATATTAACTTCAGGATACAAATTAGATGCCAGTAAAGTATTTGATAGACCTGATCATATTGGTGAATTTGTTCCAGGATTTTTCGTTGAAGATTGGCATTATGATCCAGATTTAGGTGATCTTGATGATCATAATGGTAGATTCTGTAAAACAGACGAATTTCCTAATGGAGTTTATGCATATTTTGCTAGTGTATCTCCTAGTACTCAATCAAATACCTTAGAACCAAGTTTCCCATATTTTGTAGGTAAAACTTATAGATCACCGTTTATATCAGTAAATGATACATTAGATCAAGAATTTGATTTTAATAGTTCTAACTTATCAAGAAATACTTTCCCATATAAAGTAGGTGATTCTTCGGCAAATAATGATTTTATTATAGAATCTAATGAATTTTTAAGGCAACTGACTACTATAGAATCTGTTACTACTGGTCAAATAGATGAGTTGCAAGTTTTAGATGGTGGTACTGGATATCAGGTTGGTGATTTTACAGATTTTGATGATACAGGAACTAATGGAACTGGACTTAGAGGTCAAGTTAAGACTATAGCAGGTATTGGTGTTTCTAGTATTAAGACTCAATTAGAAAGATTTGAAAATGCAGTATTTACTTGGAAAAATTCAAATGAAGTTTTAGCAAAATGGGAACCATTTATAGAGTTAAATGATGGTGACACAGTTTCTATTAGTGGTTTAACTAGTTCTATAACAAATTTAACAAATTCATTTAGTGTTGGAATAAAAACTGATATTATTGGTTTAGCAAAATCAATGACTGCGAATCCTATCACCCAAGGTAGAGTTGATGATATTTACGTTGATATAATTCCTGATACTGTTTCGGTTGGATCAAGCATAAGAATTAATGATGATGAGATTGTTAGAGTTCTGAATGTTTATGATATAGGTTCCATTTTAAGAGTAAAACGTTTTGCTGTAGGTGCTGCTCATACATATGGATCTAAGTTAGATGTATTAAACAATGAATTAAAATTCTCTGTTAAAACTGAGCAATTTAATTCTAAAAGAAATGAACTTGTTTACTTTAATGGTAGGCAATCTGTTGGTGTTGGAACAACAGCAGGTGGTGGTATAAGTGTTGATTATGTTGTAGGTGAAACAACTACAGAAACACCAATTCCAACTCGAACAATTTATATTCCAGATCACCCATTTAAAACTGGAGACGAGTTAACTTTCACAAAGAAAGGAACTGCTGCATCAATGGTTGTTGGTGATACTGACCTAGCAAATAATTTATTTAATATACCTAATGTAACTACTGATACTTACACTGTTTATGCCCTTAACAAAGGACAGAACTATGTTGGTTTATTAACTGAAAGAACATCCATAGGAAGCACAAGTGAGGGATTATTCTTCCACGGAAATGGTTCTGATGATTTTGAGTATGCATTAGAAACAAATTATGATCAAGTTATTGGTGATATTGATAAAATAACTTCTACAGTTCTTACAAAAGTTGCTGCTGCAAATACTACAACACATGGATTAAGTAATGGTGATGTGATTAATATGAATGTATTACCAAATACAGTTGTTGGTTTTGGTAGTACATCTCCATTAAGTGTTGAATATAATGGGACTTTTGAGAAGTTATTGATTAATAATACTGGATTTGATTCTAGTGCTATTGATACAACAGATTCTTCAATAACAATAACCAATCATGGTTATAAAACTGGTGATAAAGTTCTTTATACTGCCACATTCCCATCCTTTACTCCTGCAACTGGTTTGAGTGAACAGTGTTATTATGTTTATGAGTTAAGTTCTTCTAAGTTTAGTCTTGGTAAAACACTTAAGGATGTTCAATCTAAACCACCATTATTAGTTAATATTACTGCAGCTGGTGCTGGAAATCATGCTGTTGGGTTAGTTAATCCTCAAATTAAAGTTGCCAAAAATTCTAAGATATCTTTCCAAGTTTCTGCCAGTAGTTTACAGGGATATGACTTAAAGTTCTTCTATGATCAGAAGTTTGAAAATGAATTTATTAGTGCTCAAGATGATAGTATATTTAATAGATCACAAGTAGGACCTGTTGGTGTTGGAACAACAAGTGTTATATCACTTTCATATTCAAAATCTACACCAAATTCAATATACTATGCTATAGACAAGGGTGGTTATATTAGCACAGCAGATCCTTCAATTGATAATTATTCTGAAATTAAATTTGTAGATAGTGCTTATGATGGATCTTTCAGAATTTTTGATAGAGATGATGAATCTTTCAAAATTTCACCATCTTCAATACCAGAATTAATGTCATATGAAGAGGATCAATGTGAAGTAATTGAATACTCTACAGAATCCAAAACAGTTTCTGGTGCAATTAAAGATCTTAAAGTAATTTCAAGGGGTTTTGATTATAAGAGAATTCCTAAATTTACTAGTGTTGTTAGTTTAAATGGAAAAAATGCAAATATTGTAGCACTATCAACTTCAATAGGTAGGATTGGTGAAGTTAGGATAGTTGATATTGGATATGAATATCCTTCAGATAAAACGTTAAGTCCAGAAGCATTTGTATCACCTGTTATTAGAATTGATAATGTAGATTCTATTACTGGTATTAATGTAATTGATGGTGGAAAGGAATATCTATCTTCCCCAGATATTGTTATATTTGATCCAGAATCTAATGATATTGTTGATGAAACTTCTGTAATTGCTAATACACCAAATCAATCTATTTCAACTGTTGATATTATTGCTCCAATTCAAGGTTTAAATTCAGTAAATCATAGAGTTGTTGCAATAAACAATTCAAATGGAGTTGGTATTAATTCAATGGCTGGTAGTTCATCTGGCATTGTTACTTGTACCTTAGAAACACCAATAACTGGATTTAGTATTCCACCATTTTCTGCTGGTGATGAAGTTTTTGTTGAAGGTGTTGAATTATTTGGTGAAGCAGGTATTGGATCACAAACTTCATCTGCTGCTGGTATTGATACAACAGGAACTGGATACAATTCTAAAAATTACAACTTCCAATTCTTTAAGGTTGAAGAGTTTGTAAATTCAAATCCAGCTGTTTTAAAATACAGTATAACAGGATTAACAACTAATCCTGGTGTTGCAAAAACATTCCAATCTGGATATGCAACTATTGTAAACAAGGATAATTATCCTGTTTTTGAAGCTATCCAAGAAAGGGGTAAGTTTTTATTAAATGAAACTGTTTTGGTTAGTATTAATGATCAATTCATGGATCAAGGACTAACTGTAGTAGAAAGTAGAGAAGATTTTATAAAAATTGATGGTAATTATGAATTACAGATAGGAGATAGAATTAGAGGTGTAAACAGTAATGTTGGAGCAAATGTAACAGATATTGTTGGTAATATTGCCAAATTTAAAGTAGATTATTCAAATCGTAGAGATTATGGTTGGAATGATAATACTGGTAAGTTAAATGAAGATTTCCAAGTATTGCCAAATAATGATTATTATCAAAATCTATCATATTCTATTAAGAGTCCTGTTACTTGGGAGAATTTAGTCGATCCTGTTAATAGATTAGTTCATCCTTCTGGACTTAAGAATTTTGCAGATGTTGGAATAACCTCTAGTATCAATGTTGGTATAGGAACAACTATTCAATCAACACCAGTTATTGTTATAGATCTTATTGGTGATAAGAGAGTTGATACAATTAACAATTTTGATTTAGCAAGAGATTTTGATGCTAGACCTGAAAATGATCCAACAAAATCAAAATTTGTTACTTTTGATAATTTAAAATTAACAGATTATACATTATGCAAATCAAATAGAGTTCTAATTCATGATGATATTAGCGGAAAATTCTCAAGCACAGGATTTAAAGACTTATTTACAGAAATTGAAGAAGTTAATAGTGATTTCACTAAGTATCTTATTCAAATAATAAATCCAGATACTAAAGATGTTCAGTTTAATGAAGTTGTTGTATTAACTACTCAAAATGATGCATTTATTGTAGAAAAGTCGAAAGATTTTTCAAATATGTTATTGGGTGAATTTGATGCATTATCAGATTCTTTCCAAAGAAAAACTTTAAACTTTACTCCAACTGATAGATTTGATAGGGATCATGATATTAAGGTTTTAAAGACAGAATTTAAATCTAGTGCTCTTATATCTGACACCAAATCAATAGGAAGTATTGATATATCTGGAACTAATGTTAAGGTTGCTATTGCTAATACAGATTTGGATGTTAATGGTGATGTTATAGTTACTTCACCAAAAACAACAACTATAGCACAATTCCCAGAAACCGATTTTAATGGTTTTTATGCTGACGTTTTACTTCAAGACGATGTTTTCAAAACAGTTAATTATGGTGAAGTAATTGTTGATTTTGATGGAACAAATGTTTATTATGCAGAATCTTATATTGATACTTTACCATCTAATTACAGTTCTTCTTCAGTCGGTATCCTAACAGCAAGATATGAGTCAGGAACCATTTATCTTGAATGTGAAAATGAGACTCTTAGAGAAATTAACGTAAGTGCAAATATTGTTGGTTTGGGTAATACACTTGCAGGTATTTCAACCTATAGATATGCGGTTCCAGGTCAACCTGAAGGTGCAGAAAGAAGTGCTAGGTTAGAATCTCTTTATTCTACTGGAACATCTTCACCAATATTAGTAACTAAGATCGATAAGCGTATTGACAGCACTGTTAAATCGATTGTAAGGGTATCTAATGAGAATAATGAGTCCGCAATACATCAAGTGGTTGTAATGCAGGACGAGGGGGATGCAGTAACAATTATGTATCCGTTCACTGGTCAATCAGATGTAGGTTTAGGAGTATTTGATGCGGTTACTAATGGGGATGAAGTTAGTATTAATTTCTATCCAGACGCATCTCAAACAACATTAATTGAAGTTCAATCATTTAATACTGTATTCAATACAGATAATGATTTTAGAAATACACCCTACCCTCTCGATATAGGTCCAACTTCAAAAGAATTATTCTTATCTGCTTACGATGGAGTAAATGGATTTAGAGCAAATAAAGTTAATTTTGATCTAACACATGAAGGTGTTCCAATTTACACTAAAGTGTTTAATCCAGCAGATGTAGACGCAGAAACTGGTGAATTTATAATAAATGATCACTTCTTTAATACAAGTGAAGAATTAACATATGAGCCAGGATCAACATTTATAGGTATTGGTGCAACTGGAGTTTCTATTGGAGCTACAATGAATAATGCTGGTATTGTAACTGATATAATGCCAGAACAGGTTTATGTTAAAATTAAAAACGAAAATAGATTTGAATTATACAGTAGAAGAGAATATATTACAGCTGGTGCTGCAATAACATTCACTGGTCTTGGTGAAGGTAATGCACACAAATTGACTATGACAAAGGAACTATCTAAAACTGTTATTGGTTTAGATGGTATTGTTCAACAACCTATTACATTTACTTCAATTGAACATACACTTGATGGTGCTATTGGTGCAGCAACTTCACAGTTTGTTCTTAGTGGAATTAGTTCTGTTCAACCAAGAGATGTATTAAAAATTGAAAGTGAATATATGAAGGTTGAGCAGGTTGGATTCTCAAGTCTACCTGAAGGAACAATTAATGATTCTACAGACGTTGCATTAGGTATTTGCACTCTACCTGTTGTTAGAGTTAGAAGAGGATCTTTGGGTATAGGAGCAACTCCACACGATGACACAACAGCAGCTAGGGTTCATAGAGGATCATTTAATATAGTTGATAGCACAGCATGGTTCTTAGATCCACCTAAAGGAAATAGTAGAGAAAGAAGAAATGATACTAATTTACCATATGTAAAAGCAGAATATTGTGGAAGAACATTCCTAAGAAGCAATTATGATACCAATATGGTATTTGATGATATTTCTGATGTATTTACTGGAATAGGAAGAACATATACTATGACCGTAGGTGGTGCTAATACAGATACTGGTGTTGGTATTGGAAATGGTATTTTGTTTATTAATGGAGTATTCCAGACACCATTAACATTGAATAATGCTGGAAATAACTACGAAATATTCCCAGATACAGTTTCTGGAATTTCTAGTGTTGCATTTACTGGAATTACTTCAGAAAACGGCACTCCAATGCAATCTGAATATGATATTAATCAGAATCAACTACCAAGAGGTGGTTTGATTGTTTCTATGGGATCAACTCCAGGACTTGGATATGCTCCTCTTGTTGGTGCTGAAGTAAAACCCGAATTAACTGACAATACTAATTTATTTGCTGCTGGTTCAATAACAAGTATTGTGGGTATTGCCACATCTTCTAGGTATGGTTTAGGTATTCAAACTGCTGCTTATGATGGAGTAACTGGAATTATAACTGTTACTACTAATGATACTCACGGATTTGCTTTAGAGTATCCAAGTAGTGTTAGATTAGAAGGATTAAGATTTGCTTGCCCAACTAAAGATGTTGGAACTCCTGAAGTAGGTGGAACAGTATATGATCCATCAACTGGTGAATTAACAATAAAAATTACCAATCATGGACTTCAAAATGGTGATTCTATTAAGTTTAAGAGAGAATCTTTATTATTCAGTTGCACTTACGGTAGTGGTGGTAATGGATCTTATCCAAGAGAAGGTGATCCTGCTGATGATCAGTATTTAACTGTAGGTACAGTAACACCAGATACATTTAAGGTTAATGCGTTATTAGGAACATCTCCAACCAATACAGATCCACATACATTCATCTCTGCAACTAATAATGCAGTTCAAACTCTTAATTATGTTGGAGTTACAACTTCAATATTCCAAGACCATACTTCAGGTAAAGGTGGATTAACTGGATTAGCTGGTTTATCTGTAGTTGGTATCGTTTCTGAAAGATCCTTTGAAGTTCAGGTAGGACTTGCTACTATTCCACACATTTATCAAGGTGGTGGTGATGTTTGGGAATGGTATAATGATTTAACTACAGGATCTGGATATAGAGATCCTGTTAATGTTGAAGTTACTGATATAGAATTTGAACATAAGTTTGTTTCAGCAACTAATAGTGCGGTTGTTGCAACTGTTTATCAGGGTAATTCTCAATCATTTAAACCAGAAAAAGTTGATTATGTATCATCAACTGGTGACTTAATTTTAACTATTGGTGATAATCACGGATTAACTGGAGCATCAGAATGGGATATACAAGGTGCAACATATAATCCAGGAACTGGTGCAGTAACTGTTACTACAGGTGTTCTTGTTAATGGTCATGGATTTAATGATAATGATTGGATTAAGATAAAAGATAATTCAATGACATTCACTTGTGATATGGACGGAAATGTTTCTGAGAAAACATATCCAAGAGCATCAGATCCTATAAGTGGAAAGTGGGTTCAAATTACAAATACAAGTCAATTTAGTTTTGAATTTAATGTTGGATCATCTCCTGGAGTATCATTTACACCTTCTAATGCACATTATGATCCAGTAACTGGATTAATGGAATTAGTAATAGGATCTCATAGTTTAACACCAGGAACAAGTATTAAACTTGCAGCAGAATCAATTAGATTTATGTGTGATGTGAATAATAATACTACTGAGAAAGCATATCCAAGAGCAACCGATCCTTATCATGATACAGCGATTAATATTGAATCAATTACCGAAACAAGTATTACACTTAAAGTCTTAAGTGCGATACCATCTACCAATACAACTAAGCATACTTTCTCTGGTGCTAATCCAAATGCAGTAACAACTGGTGGAAATTATGTTCACACGTTTGTTACTGGTAAAGATGCAGCTAAAAATGCATTATTGAGAACAACAGACACTGCCATAATATCTGAAAATTCTCTATCATTTACTTGTTCAAGAGATAATCATGATAGTGTTCATTCATATCCTAGATCAACAGATCCAGCTGGTGGAAATTTACTTCTAGGTATAGAGAACGCAACAAGTAATACCATCACAGTTAATGTTGGATCTGGTGGTGGTGGTGGAACTGGTGCTATTGTTGATACCAAAGTTGCTAGTAACAAGCATAAGTTTGAAAGTGCTATTGTAGATGGAGTTACTGTTTCTTATGGAACTACAACAGTAACTGATGGATCTTATGATCCAGATACTGGTGAGTTGATTATTGTAAGTAATAATCATAATGTTAGTGGTGCTTCTACTATAACACCAACTGCTGCTTCTTATGTTAAGAATACTGGAAATCTAACTCTAACAAAAGCAAATCATGGATTTAATGTTGGGGATAATATTCTAATTGAAGATTATGGTTTAACATTTACTTGCACTAAAGATAATAATCAAACAGAGCATTCATATCCAAGACCAACTGATTATGCAAGTGGAAGATGGTTGGAGATTGCAGCAGTTCCTAATGTAGATACATTTAGAGTTAATGTTAATCCAAATCCATCAGATTTCCAATTTACACATACCTTTGTACCAAGTAAAACTGTAAATGGATGTATTCAAAAATCAAATGCAACTGCAACAATAAGTCCAGCATCAATTATATTCAGATGTGCTCAAGATCAGTATCAAACTATTCATGCATATCCTCGTACAACTGATCCAGCATATAATACACCACTTCCTGTTGGTAGAACGACAATAAACACCATGAGATTACAGGTAGGTAAATCACCTGCTGGAACTGGTGGTGCTTTAGAATTTACTATCAAGAATCAGGGAGCAAAATATGTTAATCCTGAGATTATGGTTCCTGATCCTGTTTATGAAAATATGCCTATTGTTGGTATTTCTAGGTTGGGTGTAGGTAAAACTGAAGATACTGGACAGAATTTATTATTGAACATTGATGTTAGTGCAGCATCAACTTCTATTGGAATTGGTCGAAGCATGTTTGAAATTTCTAAATTTACTGTTGCTAGGTCTGGACATTCATTTGCTATTGGTGATAAGTTTAAACCAGTTGGGTTGGTTGTTGATAAGAGATTAAGAAACCCTCTACAGGAGTTTGAACTTGAAGTTGTCACTACATTTAATGATTACTTCTCTGCTTGGCAATTTGGTGAATTAGATTTTATTGATAATATTGGTCCAATGGTCAATGGAACTAGAAAGAGATTCCCATTATTCTTTAACGGTCAACTCTTAAGTTTTGAAATTGATAAAGATTCTATTCTTGGAGATCAAATAGATTTAAATGCTGTTCTATTGATATTTGTTAATGGTGTTATGCAAACTCCTAATATTTCATATCAATTTGAAGGTGGAACTACATTTACATTCATCGAACCACCAATGGCAAGTGATAAAGTAGATGTATTCTTCTATAAAGGACAAGATGGTGTTGATATTGAATTAGTTAATGTAAATGAAACAATTAAGATTGGTGATGATATTATCCTTCACAAGCATCCAACATATTCAGATACAGTTGATCAAGAAAAGGATAGAACTATTAAAGATATTCTAGGATCCGATCTTGTTGAAACTACAATGTATCGTGGAATAGGTATTAATGAAAATCAATCAAAACCATTAGATTGGACAAAACAAAAAGTAGATAAAATTGTAAAAGGTGATTTGATCTCTAAAGCAAGAGAAACAATGGAACCTCAAATTTATCCAACTGCAAAGGTCATTTATGATGTTAATACGACAGATGGAACAGGAACCACTGGTGGAATATTTGTTGATGATGCAGAATCTTTCTTCTATGAAGATGATGCTAACCCTGCTTTAGGCACTGTAGACCGTTATGGTGTTGTTATTACTGCGGTTGATACTTTATTAATGAAACCAGCAATTACAGAACAAGCAGAAATTTCTGCAACTGTTTCTAATGATGGTGATATTGAATCTCTAACCATAGTTAATCCTGGTAGTGGATATGTTGGATCTTCTCATACTATAAGTATTGCTGCTCCAATAGGAGTTGGTATTGGAACAACAGATAAAACTAAGTATGCTGTTGTGGGAGTATCTACATTTGCAGAGGCAACTGCAACTATAACAGATGGAAAAGTTACAGGAACAACAATAACCAATATTGGTTTAGGTTATTCAAAGACGAATCCTCCACAATGTATAATTAAGAAACCAGAATATGATACTGAGAAAGTAACTTCATTATTGAATGTTGAAGGTTATACTGGAATCATTACTGGAATTACAGGTGAAAATAGTGGAGGTGGATTGCAACTTAGATTCTTCTATACTTCATTTAAATCAAATGCAAATAAATTACAGGTTGGATATCCTATCTTAATTAAAGATACTGCAATATCTGTAGGATCTGGAGTTACTTCTGTTGATAATAACGATGATGAGATTGTTTCGATTGGTTCTACTTTCTTAGATAATATCTACAAAGTTCATTCATTCTCACAATTGAATGATAATCAGGCAGAAATTACATGTAATGTTCTAAGCACTACTAATGATATTGTTGGAATAGCATCAACTGGTTTCTATGATAAAACTAATATTGGTGCAACAATTTCTTTGGGTAAGATATCTTGGGGTAGATTATATAATGGAGAAAGATCTGCTAATCCAATTTCTATTGGTGTTACTGGATTGACTGTTGATGTTGGATTAACTACCTTCCCAACAATACAAAGAAGAAACTATGGTGGTGAAAGTTCGGAACCTGGATTAAGAAATACAGGTGCTATTAGAGTTGTTACTGGATTATAGTGAAATTATGTCTATAAATAAAGAAAAAAAGATTGTTTAATAATCATGCCAGCAATTGTTACTGATCAGTTTAGGATTTTAAACGCAAACAATTTTGTCGAATCAGTAGAATCAGATCAAAATTCATATTATGTTTTTATTGGATTACCAAATCCAACAGGAACACCAGAAACTTCTGTCAGAGTTGGCTATGGAAGATCTAGTGATTGGAATGCAACTCAAAAAACACCTAAACCTATAGATAGTTTTTCCAATATTGCCCATATTGGTGATACTATGATGTTTGGTAAAAGAATATCATCAGCCAATATACGAAGAATTATTAGAAGAATAGATTGGTCTGCTGGAAAAAGATATGAGATGTATAGGGATGATTACTCCACAGAGGAAAACAAGCAAAGTCCTATAACATCTTCTACTAGATTATATAATGCAAATTATTATGTAATGAATTCTGAATATAAAGTTTATCTTTGTATTAGTAATGGTGGATATGGAGAACCTGGATCAAATACTGCTAAGGGTAATATATCTCAAGATGAACCAACATTTACCGATTTAGAACCTTCTAGAGCAGGTAATAGTGGTGATGGATATATTTGGAAATATATGTATACTGTTTCACCAGCAGATATTTTAAAGTTTGACTCAACAGAGTATATTACTGTTCCTAATAATTGGTCAACAAGTAATGATGCCCAAATTAAAGCAATTCGTGAAAATGGTGATTCAGCATTAAATAATAACCAAATTAAACATGTTTATATTGAAGATGGTGGTGGAAAGTATTCTGAAGGTTTGGGTCAAGAAGTTGATATTGTAGGTGATGGAACAGGCGGCAAAGCTAGAGTTGATATAGTTGGTAAAGTAGTTACTGATGTTGCAGTAAGTTCAGGTGGAAGTGGATATAGTTATGGTTTAGTTGATTTGGGTGGTTTACAAGACGCTGATCATCCAAGTAATCAAAGAGCAAAACTTGTTCCTATTATCCCACCATCTTTAGGTCATGGATATGACATCTATAAAGAATTGGGAACTGATAGAGTTTTAATCTATGCAAGATTTGACGATTCAACTAAAGATTTTCCATCAGATACAAAGTTTGCACAAGTTGGAATAGTTAAGAACCCAACTAAAGTTGGAACAGTTGATCTTTATACTCAACCCACATTTTCATCTATGAGTGCATTCATATTTGATACAGTCTCTGCTAACGAACCATTAGTAGGTGAACGCATAACTCAAGTGTTACCTGATCAAAGGATTGCACAAGGTTATGTTGCATCATATGATAAAGATACTAAGGTTATGAAATATTTTAGAGATAGATCTCTAAACTTTACAACACCTAGTAATGATCATAAAGATTATGCTGGTATATCAACAACTGGTAGAATATATGACTTTTCTGCTAGTGGTGGATCTATAAAAGGTGATAGTTCTGGTTTTAGTGCAAGTATTAATGCAAATTTCAGTGGAATAACAACAAATCCAACTGGAACTAAGTTAATTGATTTAGGAATAACATTCTCAGGTGGGTTATCTAATACTGAGATAAATAAAGGATCAGGGGAAATTGTTTACTTAGACAATAGACCTTTGATTGCTCGTAATGAAAGACAAAAAGAAGACGTCAAAATCATCCTGGAATTCTAAAGAAAAATGCCACAAAAGACAAACTTAAATATAAGTCC